TTCACGGCGAATTACTTTACCAGTTTTATAGTCAATTTTACTTAGATTGCTATCAGCAACTTCTTTCCAAGCACCCCTAACATCAAACCCTTTCATGTGGCAATAACCTAGAATAACCCAGATCATATCCATACACGCATCTAATTGCTCTACATCGTCTCGCATAACCGTTGCTTGACGGAATTCATCATATTCTTCGGCAATTAAATCGCGATACAAATTAACATTTTCCTCACACGGTTTTTGTTCACACGCTTTCAAAAACACATCCACATCAAGTATCATTGACATAATTTACCTTTATTAGCCGGCCAAAATTTCTAAATTGTGCTCGTAATGTTTTTTACGATCTTCTAATCCTATTGTACCACCATTAATCTTCTTTGTCAATAGTAATATATCCTTATTATCTGCAATAGCATTTAATTTGTTTTTTGTCCAGAACCAACAAGCAGATTCAATAGCACCATCCATTGTTTCGCAATAATGAACAGCATCTTCTAATGTTAGCCCAATAGAGTTAGCAAATGCTTGATAATTTAATTTACCTGTAAGTTGAATAGCACCACGGCCTCTATGAGCATAACCATCACCTGAAGCTTCGGGTCCGTTACCCATTCTGTTTGCGTAAATTCTGTTTGCAATCTTTTCAGGCTTGCGCTCATATTCTTTTGCTAATGCCTCTGTTGGAAAATACTTTTTAAACAATCCTAACAAGCCTTTAGCACCATAATTTAAATTTTCTTGTAGTATAGTAAAGTCTAAAGACTCATGACCACACTGTGCTAAAAATGCAGCAACTCTCTCAACAGTTGTTATCTCATACTTCGGCAACACATTTTCAAGTGCCTCGAATAAGACAGGGATGTTCTTATTTCTAGATAAACATTGCTGTAACTTTTCTTCAGTAAACTCAAACTCAAAACTCATTTTATTCTCCTTATACTTCTATATAATTTCTATCTTTAGTAAACCAAATTGGCATTGTATATCTAGTACCAACAACTGTACTAACGCCGTGACTATATTCGATACCTGCGGGATATAGTGCCAATTTGCCCTTCATAGGTTTAATAAAATGTGGTCCGTGCCCAGGAAAGAAGGTTTCGCCTCCAGCAAAATCATCGTTCAAATATAATACTCCGGAATAATTCCTCCAAGAACAGAAATTAGGATTTCCTTCTTGATCGCAGTTGTCTGCGTGTAAAATCATACCGGAGCCACTTTCCCAAGAAACCAAATCTGTGTAATCTGGATATAGATACTCTTCGTTGAATACTTTTTTTGCTACGGCTGTTGCATCAAACTTAAATGCATTAACCCAGCGTTTAATTGTGTAATCCTGAATGTTACTGTAATCTATAGTTTTACCGTTGAATAATCTATTGCGCCCACTTACGTTCATCTTTGGTCTCGTGCTAAACCAAGCAACTATTGTGTCGCATAAATCATCTGGCAAAAAATTCTCAAATTCATAGATTTGATTGTCTCTCATTTTAACTCCTAATTTGTTTCATATTTATTTTCATATTCTAGTCTCGCTAATATATATTCCTTAACTATAGAAGATCTTACAATGTCACCTGTGCCGAATTCAAAAGTCTTAAAACTTGGCATCATGTCTGCAATTGCCATAAACTTCTTTAATCCAGACATATCGGTCTTTTTGTATAAATCAGTTTGTCTAAAGTCTCCACAAAATATGATCTTTGACCGTGGCCCTACTCTGGTCATTATGGAATTCAATTCCATGTCAGTCATATTTTGACACTCATCTACAATTATGATAGAATTACTTAAAGTGATACCTCTAACAAAAGAGGTTATCATAAATTGTACTGCCTTTTGCTCTACAAGTCTTGTATATGCGTCTGGCCTATCAAATAAGTCTTGACAAATTTCTACATATGGTGCGGTATATACTTCTGTTTTTTCTTTCTCGTCTCCAGGCAAATGCCCGATTTCCCTACTAGGTACTGCTGATCTAACTATTACTATCCTTTGATATTGATTTCGTTTATCTAAAACCTCATCTAATGCATGGTATAACGCTATGTATGTTTTTCCTGTTCCTGCAACTCCGTGTAACAACGAAACTTTCGATTTCTCATATGCATCAAAAAACCCTTTCTGATTGTCAGTTAATGGCTTAATGGTCTTCATATCTGATAAACATAACTTCAACTTATTATTAGTTATAGTAAGTTGGGGTGTTTGATTATTTTGAATCTGAAGGTTAGTTCTTGCTTTTGCCATGTGCGTCCTCTTTGGATAGTACGAAATGAGGACAATTTCTAAGGATTGTCCTCCCGGTTTTTAAAGTGGGATACTAGCATCATATAGTTTAGCGTCTGCTCAATTTATCTGAAAGATTAGCTTGACGACCGTTAGTCGAATTAATCTTAGATAAAACTTCCCTAAATCCGTTGTCTATAGTTCGTACGCCTAAACGGACAGGGTCGCCGAAGGGAATCGGCGTTGTGTGGTGAGATTCGTATTTGGTAGAATTGCAGGTAGGGCAATGTTGATTTTCCCTTTCCGAAATTCGACACATAACTTCAAAAATGTTTGAACATTCAGAACATTTGAAATCGTAAAATGGCATTAATTAGCTCCTAATACAATTATATATTAAATTGTAAGTTTTAATTTGGATGAGGAATAGAATCCACAATATTTGTCAATGATTGATCAAATGTGTACTTAGGTGTCCATCCAAGGTCGTTTCCTATATTATTTATGCTAGGAACACGACTTGTAACGTCTTGATACCCTGCACCGTAAAATTCTCCGCTAGATTTAACACTAATTGTAGCTTTTTGTTTAGTTAATCCTGCATCTTCTAATTGATCAATTACTTTTAAAGCAACTTCTCTTACAGATAGATTATTCCATGGATTGCCTACATTATAAATTTTACCATTAGATATTTCTTCATTTAGAAGAATTTCTTTTAACGCTGCGACGCCATCTCTAACATCTGTAAAGCATCGTTTCTGATGACCACCATCGACCAATGTTACTTCACCCCTAAATAAAGCATCTCCGATTAATTGTGTAATTAATCTTGAAGAACCTTCTGATGTTGCTTCTAATGTATCAAGATAGGGACCTACCCAGTTAAATGGTCTAAATAATGTAAAGCGAAAACCGTCTCGTTGATTCATTGCAAAGATTACACGATCAAGTAATTGTTTGGAGCAAGCATAAATCCAACGAGAATACTTAATAGGACCATATACCAAATCTGTAGTATCTTCGTCAAACGGTGCTTCACCTTTACCATACACTTCAGAAGTAGATGGAAATAAAACACGCTTACCTAATTTTTGTGCCAATTTAATTACGCGAAGATTTTCTTCAAAGTCTAATTCAAACACGCGCATTGGTTGTTCAACATATAGCTTAGGTGTAGCAATAGCAACAAATGGTAATAACACATCGCATTCTTCAATTAACTTATCAATAATATTATGATCTTCCATGATATTCAATTGATGGAATTCAAAACGATCATCCTGTGGTAACATATCGGTGCGAGTCTTGTACTTGTCGACACCTACAATTTTTACATCGCTAAAACGATCATCTGCTAAAATCGAATTACTCAAGTGATATCCGATAAATCCATCGGATCCTAAAATTAAAATTTTCATCATAACCTTTCAAGTCGTATTTTCTTTTCATTAGAAACAATCTCATTAATCATTTTACTCACGGTGTCTTCACCTCTAGAGGACAAAATAATTTTTTGCTTGTTTCTTTTACTTTTCATTGTCATACTGTTCATAGCTTTAGTAATAATAAACTCGCCAGTATATAATTCTGTTTCTATTTGTATTTTTAATCTTCTTTGAAATTGCTTCGAAATGTTTACTGTAGAAATATCATCTATAATATACTCACCGTATTCATTATGGTATATTTCGACATTTTTATTTTTTAGATATGAATCTAAAGACGCAATGTGATAAAGATATTCAGAAACAGTATTTCTTTCAATACCCCAATTATAAGTACATTTTATAACTTTGTCAACATCTAAACCAGATGTTAATTGGTCAAAAATTATAGAATATCTATGTTGTGATAAAATATATGTAGGTATAACTTTAACAAGTGCAGATGCTTCTTGTTTTTCGGCACTACTTGAAAATCCTTTTTCAACATATATCTTAGTGGGCTGTAACTCTAAGCAATCTTTAAGATCACTTAGATGTTTGTCTGTTGCAGATGCGATGTAAATAGGTAATCCCCGATATGAGGCTTTTTTAATGGCCTCTCGGGAATATGTATTTTCTGATTTTTTGCTACCAACATAAATGGGGGTAATTCTGTGACTCAACAATTTAGAGCCTAAAACTCCTGCCCATTTACCGGTACCATAGATTATTGCATGCAGAGTATTTCTCCTCGATGTCCTCTACTTACTAATTTAGCTTTAATGTCATCAAATACATTCCATGCTACAACAAAAACAAGTGCATCTTTATCTAAATCTTCTGGGCTAGTAATTAACTTATCTGTCCCTGGGAAATAGTAGCCTTGTTTTAACTCATTGTCGTCAACAACACCTGTTAATTTAGAATTAACTAAATGTAATGTATATAATGATGTTACTGCTTTTGCTGCAGCACCATACGCAACAAATGGTCTATCATTTAATAAAGCTTTCATTCTATCTTCACGATCAGAAATATATTGCTCTACATCTTTTTTAGTTTGATCCCAATCTACATTAGGTTTATCAACATTAGATGTGCCAACTAATTTTCTAGCATAAATTCTAAAACTAATACCATGTGTGTTAACTGCGATATGTTTTTCTACAATTAATCCAGCGCGCTCTAATAGTTTAGAGAATGAATATGGTGAATAGTAATCAATGTGTTCGTGATAAACATTATCTAAGAACTTGCCGCTTAGAATACCCGACTGGTCACCACACTCTACAACTAACACACCACCTGGTCTTAAAGCATTAGAAATAGCTTTAACAACATCTAATGTATCAGGAATATGTGCAAGAACATTATTTGCCAAGATAAAATCAAAGTTGTTTTCCCATGCTTGTTTTTTAACTAAAGATGTAGTAAAGAAATCTGTAATTACAGGAATATTTTTACTTGTATGTTCTTCAATTAAGAATTCCGATGGTTCAACACCAACAACATCCATGCCGTATTCTTCTTTAAATTGTTGTAGCAAATAACCATCGTTGCTACCAATTTCAAGAACTTTATGTCCGCTATTGCCACCAAACATTTTACAAACATCTTTAGCATAGCTTTCAAAATGTTTTCTAAATGAAGCTGATACTCCAGATTTATACTTGTATGTTGAAAATACGTGGTCTGGGTCTGGAGCAGATGCCAATTGCATATGACCGCAATCAGAACAACGATTTAGTTCTAATGGGTGTCTGTAAAAATCTGGTTCAGAGAAAAGAGCATTGGCTACCGGAGAATTCGGTAATGCTAGCCAGTGCTTTAGATCATTACTGCCGCAACAACGGCAAACATCATACTTCAACATATTGTTCGTGCAATGGTGCAATTTTTACAATATCTTCATCATATGTAGTTGCATCTCGCTTGTGTTCTGAGATAACTACCATGATAGAATCAGTTTCAAAAACCATCTCATGGTCAATCATAGGACCCGTCTTGAACATATCACCTTTGCTATAGTGCTCACGATGGATCTTTGTTTCACCATGGTTGCGCCAGTAGAACATCATTTCACCTGATACTAGATAGCAGGTATGTGTGTCTGTTTTGTGATAGTGATTGGCACGAAGTGCGCCTGGCTTAGACCAAATCATTTGGACATTAGCGTCGCCATGTGTAAGGGGGAGAATTGTGCCGCGGTCGTCTGTGTAGCCTTGCTCAACCGGTACTCGATGTGTTTCTGTCATAATTGCCTTTCAATTAAATTCATACCAAGATGGTATAGTTCTTTTTTTCCAATTCGCTAAATGCTTTTTAGCACCTACATAATAATTTATATACGATTGTATTGAGTTATTTTTAACTCTATATTCTTCTGGCATTGCAGGTGTAGGTTCAGTAAATCCTACACCTTTAGGAATATGTGTTGGTGGCGCGCGTAATGCATCTATTAGTCGAGCAGTCGCATGAATTTTACCATACCTATAAGTATATTCGTTTAATACTGCAATTAATAATTTATATAACCATTCATAATTTTCATAAGAATGTCTTACCCAAATTGCTGAAGGATGATTGGCATGAGTAGAACGGTACAAAGTATATTCACGCTCATCGGAAAGAATGTATTTGGTTTGTTTGCGATTAGTTTTACTGACACCCACAGATTGAGTACCATCAAGAATACGATGAGCAGTAGAAAGAAGTTGAGCATATTCGAGAATCATTTTAACGACATGCTTGTCGTTATGTAGTTCAGCACAAGTTTTAGGGTCATGATGTAAATAAAAAATATTCATAAAGTTTCTATAGATTTCAATATGTCTGCAATTATTTGTCTAGACTTATTTGACAGTAGACTTGAAGATTTTGCCTCGACTAAAGCTTTAATAACAGTCACAGGATCATATGACTCTAAAGTTTTATCAGTAACTTTTTCGGGCAAGTTGCCGAAAATATTTAACGCAATAACTGTCAAAAGAATCTCATCCTCAGTATAGAGGGGTATTTTATACCCTTTAAATAAAGTTCGTCTCTCTGGAAATCTATAAATCTTTGCGATCATAAAAGCACCTTTGCTTTTTATTTATGCTTACTTTACAGATTTACTTGCCTCTGCCGTACTTTTATCTTCACGTAATTCAATAAATCTAGGTAAGAACAAACTCTCACTTTCGCCAGATCGTTCTTTAATACGTGCATTATAACGTACAGTAATAATTTTTCCTATTACTTTTTTGTCAAACTCTGCTCGTTGTTCATCCGAATAACCAGAGCCAACATTAACACGAATAACACCGTCACTTGTTTCGCATACTAGTGCACCTAAGCGACCTTTGTTTTTACCAGTACCTTCTTCCCAGTCAACTACCATCAGATCACATTCAAGTTCTCCCTTGAACTTAATTTGATCTTTAGATCGACGATCTTCCCAAATACCTGTTTTGGATTTTAGAATAGTACCTTCTTGACCTTCTGCTAAGAACTTCTCAAAGATTTTCTGTGCTTCATATAATGTGTCTACTTGCTTAGTCCATACCAAATCCACATAATGTCTAAATTGGTCAAAATTAGATTTAACGTGTGAAATACAATTATTGAGTTTACCTAATCTTACATTGTACGGCTCTTTATCAATACCTTGTTTGAATGAAGCATATGGAATAGCATCCCACAATGTAGCTCGTACATTTTCTGCTTCAGTCTGACTCATTGTACCTTTAATTGCTTTAGATAAAATGCCGTTACCTGTTTGTCTATTAACTGGTTTACCTGCATAATCTGCAACTAATAGTTCACCATCAAATACCATATCATCTTTATAGAATTCTGCCATTTTAATAAATGGTACAGGGAATGATGGATTGGGAATAGTTAATTCTTTACCATTGCGTGATCTAAATTCTACTACGCCGGCTTTGACGATTGCGTTGAATCGCATTCCGTCGAGCTTGAGCTGACAAAGCGCGGGGAGTGCGATTTTGTCGACAAGCTTTTGGTCGTATCCAGAAGCCAACATAACTGGGTATGTCGAAATAATACCGGGCCAAATTTTATTTGCTGTGGCTTCGGAGACTCCGCAACGGAGGTCTTTTGCAATAACACGCTCAATGATTTTGGCATTTTCTTTACTCAAGTTAGATAGAACATTACGTAGATGTGAAATAGCATTATTGCCTGTTACTGTTCGATTAGACAATATCGATAAATCATCTAATGCCTGTTCCAAAGTTTTACTCTCTGAAACAAAATCGTAACTTGGAATTTTTCTAATATAGAATTGAATGAACGGGTCAAGTGCAAGATAGAAAACTTGTTTAAGTGTTTTGTTATCTTTGTTTTTAACAAGAATTGCTTCTTTAGCTAAACGGGAATTATCATTTGCTAATTGTTCAAATATATTATAGATCATACTCATTTTTTCTCCTTAACAATACTATTATAACACCATATTAAAAAGGTGTCAAGCATTATATGGGATAAATGGATTAAATTGTGGATTAATTGAAAAAGAAACCTTATATTTTGGTTCATTTGCAATTAACGTCTTTTTAATCTCTTCGATTTTCTCTAAACTAGCATAAACGCCTACAATATTTTTTCGTTTTACACGATTGATATTATCCAAATACTTAGCTTCGAGAATAAATTGGTTAAACATATTAAGCAGTTTCTTTAGCCATTGTAGTGGTGTTAGTAATAGCTTGATACATTGATTCAAACTCTTCGTGTTCCTCTAGCTCAAGACTAAAGTTTTGCTTGTGATAAACTCGTGCCATACGACGGAATGTCTTTTTGGACAATAGTTGTTTTTCACAAATTTCGTTGATAGCTTCTCGAATAAATTCACGTTCACCTTCGATGCGAGTCATCGATGAACTAACTTCTTTCATGCAGTCTAAAATTGCTTTACGATCTGCTGGGCTGGATGGGATTGTCATAATTAAATTTTCCTTTCAATATCATCTTCAATACAATTATCGCCATACTGGATTTCGATAATTTTCAATGGGACCTCAGCTTCATTGCAAAGCTGATGCCACTCTGTTTTGCTAATATGTAGACTTTCAAATTTCTCATAAGTCCCTTTTAGCTCAACATCTGTGCTTCGATTTAAACTATAAACCGTAGCTGTTCCTTCTGCAACAAACCAATGTTCTCCACGATCTTTATGTCGTTGCATGCTTAAACATTTACCAGGATCAACAGTAAGTTCTTTTAACTTTACTTCTTTACCTTGTTCGTGTAGTACTCGATAATAACCCCATACTCTATCTGTTTTAGGCGCCTTCCATTCTTGAAGAATCCAAGAACTAGAGTTCATTTTGTTTTCGCCACCTACACCGAATAAAAATTCTAGATTATCATCTATAATATCCATTTCCGGAATATTTTCTTTTGTACGATCTCCACCATTAGCAAAAATAATTTTTTCGGTAGGATATAACATTCTAACATTTTTAATGGCTTCTTTTGCGCTACCATCGTCATCATTAAATAGAATGCATTTATCAACCATTGCTAAATTTTGAACGATTGCAGTTCTTTCAGTAATAGGCATAAATGGTGTGCCTTTTTTACGCTTTAACCAACTGTCAGAATTTACACCTACAACTAGCAAATCGCCTAATTTTTTAGCTGATTTAAAATATTCGATATGACCAGAATGAATTGGATCGAAACCACCTGTTACTAAAACTATTGTTCTCATTAACGCCTCATGCTTGAAATAGATTTTGCCTCATCATCACTAAAGATAGGTACAGCATTGCTCTTGTGCATAGTACCAATACCGATAATGTTAGTGCCAGTATACTGAGGAATATCCTTAGTACGAACGGCACCACTATGACCGGTGTCTAAACTCTTAATGTGATTGCTTGTTTGTCTGCCCACAGGAGCAGATAAAGTATAAGATAAAGACTCGAATGTCTTTTCTACCTTTTTCTTTTGAATTGCTTGCCCGTGTTGAGCAAGTACTTGTTGCCAGCTGTCGTCAAGGTCACGAGCGCGCTTTGCTTCTTCAGCAGAACGATACTTGTGTTTGCCTTTTTTCTTACCGGTTGTAGATAACCAGGGCCCTACAATATGCATTGTCATAAAAACTCCATTACGAATAATTAATTATAACATCTTTTGACGATGTTGTCAAGTCTTATCAAAAGCCCTAAATTTATGTTCAAGAAACATTCTACTATCGTGATTAGGATCGTCGGGGATTGTTCCTTGATCTGACCATTGTTCTTTTGGCACAGAAACTGGTTTTTCTTTGAACCAGGTCAGGATGCGTTCAAAGAATCCGTCTTTTTTACCTTTGGTTCTCCTAGTGGAGGAATAATTGGCTTATTAGGTAGTAGACCAGGAAAAGCTTCTCTTACTAAATCTTCTTTCAATGATTTGTATTTAGTTTGTAGCTTTCTGTCTTTAGCTAGACATACTGCTTCAGCTTCTGTCCAATGAATGCCTTCAAGCAATTGGATAAACAACTGTTCTTTTCTAGCACGAGTCAAATTAATATCATTTTGTAACCAAATGTAGAAACGTCTAAATTCTACATAAAGATTTGATTCAGAATACCCCGCAGGAATAGATGTATCCTTCTTAAAAGGAGGCTCACCTTCAGGTAAACTCATTTTAACATTTGGATCGAAATTAATTTGTAGCATCCCTTTTAGAATAGGATGGTCATATGCTCTTAATGTTTTAATCTTGGCTTCTTTGGAGCCTGCCTTTTCAACTTCTTCAAAAATTTGTGGGATAGATGTTTTCACTTTAAAATTCCTCTATAACTTCTAGCATGTTCTTCATTTTATGTTCAACAAAGAAATTCAGTAACTTACTTTTATCTTTTGTTGGCTTATCGGTATAAGTATTTATAATTGCTTCTTTAATGTTTGCTGGGATGCAGTCAAAACTAACCAATTTACGATTCCGCTCATAGTTTTGTTTGAATTCTGTATCTTGAGGCATTGCATCAAAATCTTTATACCAAACATCTACCTTATCTTGTCTAATAGCTTTTTGACGAGTACCTGTTACGATACTATCATCTGCAGAAAGAACATTGGGAACACCATCACCCTTGTCACCTCGGATAATATGTTCAAACAGATATTTTTCTGGGCTAATGTCTGATTTCACATATTTCTTTTGAATAGGTGAGAACTGCTTAACATTCTCATACTTCTGTAATTGAATAAAGTCATGATCACCTGATAATACTAAGAATGGTTTTGGTTCTGAAAACAATACATTACTAGTGTCATTTGTCTGAGACCATTCTGCCAATACTGCAATCACGTCATCTGCTTCTGCACCATCGACATTAATTACTTTATATGGGAAGAATACATCAATCTCACTCCTGATAAGATTCAATGCTTCAAAAATTTGTTTCCAATCCAATCCCGATGCTTCACGAGCCTTTTTCCTACCTGCCTTGTAGAACTTAAATGCTTCTCTGCGCCAATAATTTTGATTGTCGCAAGCAATCACAATCTCGCCAAATTCTTTACCGAATTTTTGTTTATAGCTTCTAATAGAATTTAGAATCATATGACGTAGAAGTGGTACTTGCACCTCGATGTCATTGCGGCTGCCAATTTCCATCATAAGATTAGAAATGGCTGTTTGATTAAAGTCAACTACGATCATGATATATTTTCTTAAATTGCTAGATTTGGGGTTACTACTATATTATTTGTTGGTGGCGTTGTTTCAGTATTGGTTGGCGTAACTGTAACGCCGTTTATATCAGTGTATGCCACACCCTGTTCACGTTGCAGTTGTTCCGCCGCAGCATAAACTGCTACTTTTGCTTTAACATCTGATTTCAATGTTAGATCAAATACCTGATTACCGCAACCCGATAATAAGTTATAAACAATTTGTGTGATTTGCGATGTTACTGCACTTCTAATTGCCGCCTTGTTGACTATAGTATTAAAGTCTAAATTGAATCCGTCGATTGTGGTTTTAAATGTTGCTAAAGCTGTAACTACATCAGCAATACCCAATCCGCTTGTTAATTTTGCTGTAATAGCATCAATTAAGTCTTTGGTCTTTAATGATTCTGTTAATGCTTTAAGGTCAATATCAGGAACGTCACCGTTAGGTGTACATCCACTGCCCAATAAATCTTGCAATGAACACCCACCTGCACCCGCGGCGCCCACTGTTCCTACGCCTGATAATCTATCAGTATTTGTTTTAAACGTCACTAATGCTGCTCTGTTGGCAACAAGAGCAGCTTTTTGAGCTGTTAAAGTTACATCGCCCGGACTTGAAACAAGACCAGCATCAACAGTTGCTATCCTAGCATCAATACCTGCAATAGCTGCGGTTATAGATGCACCAACTGGATTTTGATATAGTTGTTCGCCGATTTTTTCCATAACATCTGAAAAATCACCAGCAGCCGCTTGAGCCGCATTTATAGTTGCAGTCACCTGATCAATTAGTTGTTTAATTTCCAATAACCCAGTTGGTATTAAACCGCCTTGTGCGGCCTGCGCTTTGCCTTGACTCAACTGGGAATAAAGTTGTTGTAATGGATTGCCGCCTATCTGTGATAAAATAATCTTGATAAGCGAACAATATGTTAATTTTAACACCGACATATAGTTACCTCATAATTCGTAAAATGATTGTATCTATATTTATCCTACCATTAACTGTCTGTTCTTTAGCCTTAATATCATTGATATATGTTCGCAACTTAACTTTACCTGCGCCCATCAAATCTTTAATTTGTTCTGCGGGTTTGCGCAAAGTCTTTTGCTTAGATTTATCGGGTGACCAATTTTGTAAGGCAGAACCTTTGACAGTCATACCTTTTGTGGACTCAGATGTGTAAACTGCTAGCTTACGAGTTTTAGTATTAAATACCCATACCTGTTCTGCACCTACAAGATCAATTGCTTTTGCAGATGTTAAACCAAGTTCTTCATCTTTAACCTTATACTTAAGATTTTTAATCTGTGTGACTGCAGGCTTTTCTCGTACTGCTCGGGGTTTACGATTTGCTTTCTTAAATTGTGAGTATTTCTCGCAATCAGCAATAAATGCTTCAAATAGCTTAACTAAGTTCTTTAGTTTACGCTTATTGATATTAGCATATCCCTCAATAGTCTGTGAATCTTTAGTATCAATGACTGCATTATATTGATCTAATTTTTTCTGTGCCCACTCTTTAATGTCTGAAACATATGGTCCAGGAATTTGATTAGATTTTAAATTATTGTATAAATTAATCTCAACATCATTCTTAATGAAGTCATCAATCAATCCTTCGACTTCGCCAATATACTCAGAAGTCTTTTCCTTCATTACATCTTGAATAGAAGGCTTTTTAACTGTGCCAATAGGCGTTACAACCTTAGCAACAGACTTTTTATTGTAGAATCTGTTTTTGCCTAACCGAATCAATTCATCAAGTGCATTATTAAAACCTTGCATATGAGTAGGTGATAATTTTGCGCCTTGAAGAACTAGTCTAGCAACCCAACCATACGTAATATGAACATCTTTATCTTCAATTTCAGAAAAATATTTCGCATCTTCTGGTCTATTATGTTTAATATAATATTCGTAATACTTGTAAGAGTCAGCACGAGTCTTTTCTGCAGAATACCAATTATTAATACGCATCAAGTCTGCGTTATAGTTTACAGAAATAGGATCAAGGTGCGAA